CCTTCAACCATTGCTGCACAAGCATTGAAAGGAGCTAGTCGTGAGTATTTCCAATGGGGACGCGAGACTTTTGAGAAAAGAACCCAGCAATTGAAGGAAGTTGCCGATACCACTGGAATTCGTGCTGTTTGCGGAACTTTCCCTACATGGGAAGATTTGCGTGAAGAGTACTTAGACGCTGGACAAAAGCGTCGGATGGAACAAGAACCATCTGTCCCCAACTACAATCTTGAACCTTATGACTGGTACACGGATACGAGTCTCCTTTCACAACAAGGAGCCTACGCTTTGCTAGATCATACCCCCCTGGATGTTGTGATCCACCCAAACAACAGGGACGCGGTGAAATTGAGTCGTTCCCGCATGTCCGACATTCGACTTGGTAATTTAACAGAAGAAGATGGACAAGGCAGTGCCTCAACTGCCCAGCAAAGTTCAGCGGTACTAGATAAACCGTTAGAGATGGACTTCTCGACAGGAAACCCTGTGAAAAATCAGAACGTACAATTTCGTGATGATGACACGGGTTTCGGAGATACTCGCGGATCACCCTTTGATAAGATTCGAGATGATGCAATGATACAAGATGCTACTCTCGATCAATTCTTTGCTCGACCCGTGAAGATCTTTTCACACCAGTGGAATGTTAATGGTTATTTTAATTTTGACATTGACCCCTGGACCACTTATTGGGAAAACCCTCGTGTATTAGCGCGTATTAGCAACTATCGTTTGCTTCGTGCAACTATGCGTGTCAAGTTTGTTATTAACGGTAACGCCTTTTACTATGGCCGCGTTTTAGCAAATTATCGTCCATTACCATTAGACGATACATTGACAACTGAACGACCACTACAACTGGTTGATTTAGTGGGTGCCTCCCAACGACCCCATATTTTCCTAGATCCTTGCACAAATCAAGGAGGAGAATTGGAATTGCCATTTTTCACACCTGATAATGTTTTAGATATTGTTAACCGTGATTGGCGTTCCATGGGGAAAATTACCATGCAATCGATCAATGATTTGAAGCACGCCAACGGTGCTGTTGATCCGATTACAATTAATGTTTTTGCATGGGCAGAAAATGTAAGTTTCTCTGTCCCTACACAAACAGAACCTGGCCAACTGGCCCCCGGTCGTCTGAATCTCAAACAACCTTTAGGACTTGTCCATCAAGGTAAAGATGAAGTACTGGGAATCGTCAGTAAGCCAGCTAGTGTTGTTGCGAAAACAGCAGCACTTTTTACGAGTATTCCAACCATTGGACCTTTTGCTCGCGCCACTGAAATTGGCGCTCGAGCTATTGGTTCAATGGCAGCACTTTTTGGTTATTCAAAACCAACTCAAGTTGTTGCTACACCGTTTCAGCCCACTACAAAGTCATCTTTGGCTTTATGTGATGGAGCGGAACCACTCAATCGCCTGACAGTCGATTCTAAGAACGAATTATCGATTGATCCCGGTATATCCGGCATTAAGGCGAAAGATGAGTTGACAATTTTGAATATTGCTACTCGTGAGAGTTACTATACTACCTTTTCATGGCAGTTACCTCCAACCAAAACTTCGGAGGATTTGTTGTGGAATTGTATTGTAGACCCTGGAATTCATAGGACACTCACTACTTTTGTCGGTCAGTCTCCAGAGATACATATGCCAGCGTGTTGTTTCGCCACTTTACCCTTTCAATATTGGAAGGGTTCTATGCGTTTCCGCTTTCAAATTGTAGCTTCTGGTTATCACAAAGGCCGTCTTAAATTTGTGTATGATCCTATTGGCACAGGTTTCGTTTTTGGTGGAGATCCTAACGTCGCTTCAGCTGAGTACAATACAGCTTATACGACAGTTGTGGATATCACCGAAACAACCGATTTCACTATTGATGTAGGTTGGGGGCAGAAAACGCCCTTTCGCGAAACCATTGCTGCTTCTGGTGCCACTTTCGACTCTACTACTCGTCTTGTTTATAACTCGATTGGTAGCAAAGATGGAAATGGTACATTAGCGGTATATGTTGTGAATGACTTAACTTCACCAGATTCTACCATCGATAATGACATTCAAATCAATGTATTTGTTTCGATGCTCGATGATTTTGAATTGGCTGGTCCAACCAGTTTATTCATTAAGAATCTGCATACATATTTGCCACCAGAATTGACGCCTCCTCCTTTGCGTCAACAGGGTGAATACGAAAGTGTTCCAACTGATCCAATGACTGTTGCCATGATGGGCAAAGAGTCTACAGTTGATGATACGATGAATCGTATTTATTTTGGAGAAGCTATTGCATCGTATCGCACTTTACTAAAGCGATATTGTTTGCATGAGTGTATTTCATTGGAAAATAATGATTTCAACTTCCCAGAATGGATGGTAAATGCCAAGATGACGCGGCATTCTTTCCCACATGAAGTGGGTTATACACCAGATTCAAATGGTTTTGGTTACCCGACTATTGCTCCGTTTACTTCGGATTATGTTTTGGGTTACACACCTTTGATTTCGTACATCACAAGCGCCTATATGGGTTGGCGCGGGAGCATTCGCTATTTGTGGGATGCTTCCTTTAGCATGGATTTCTTAGTAGATTCTGATGCTGGTTTTCCAAACAAGAACAGTTTTACTGTTTCTCGGATTCCTGCTGAGATTCCCTATGCTATTGAGAACTCTATTGTTCCTTTCGGTGGAGGCACTGTTGACACATTTTCAAATGTGTCAGCTATGTTAGAAGGAGCAAAAGATGTCTCAGGATTGGATGGCATTTCTCGTTGGCATACACAAGTCAATCCTTTCCACACGTTCGAAGTTCCATATTATTCGAACAAGCGCTTTACTGTCGCACGTAAACATACCACTTTTACGGCCGAGAGTACGGAGCAAAAATATCAGGTAGCGGGATGCTTTCCGCTTGGTTCGGGAAAAGCTTCACCTTACATATTGCAGACTCATGTTGCTGCAGGTGAAGATTTTCAACCCATGTTTTACATTGGTCCTCCAATCATGTATTACTATGAAAACCCGATTATTTCCTAAAATTCCAGAGTGAGACCCTCTGGTGATGATCAATCCCGAGATCATCGCACATAAGTGTGCAAGTCCATTGCTTAAACAGCCTCAGATTTGTATCCGCACTTGTGTGGAGAAATTTTGCTGAGGT